CCGAACGAGAGTGGATTGTTTTCGCCGAAACGCAGTTTGCAGCTCGAGAGCCGCTTACCGCAGACGTCGCGCGTATAGAGAGGATCGTTTGATGGAAGAGAAGCGAACGCAGTGTTCAAATCATTCAGCGCATTGTCCGAATCGGTTTGAGCTGTATCTCTCGCCGTGACTGCGGCGCTGTAAGCTGTATCTGCCGCTGAACACGCAACCGTGTCGACAGCCCATCTCTGGATTTCGTAAACGGTATAATATTCTGTAAACGTTCCTCCGCCTGCTTCAACAGGATCGCGATTTACTTTTAAATTCCCTGTTCTATAAGTCGCGCCAAGACTGACCAGGCTTCCGTTCCAATAATTTTTCTGAGTGCCGTCGCTTTTGACAGCAACGCCGTACGTCGGAACGCCTGTGCCAATCGTGTAGGCATATTGAGTTTCAGCTAAAACGATGTCGCAGGCCGGACCCTTCGTAGAACCTGCGGCATCGAGTGCGGCTTGAGACGTTGCGAGCGTGTCTAAAGATGCTAGATATGCGAGGCGTGCATCGATCAGAGCTTGGCCTTCGGTAGTCGTCGCTGTCGTGGCCTCGACGTCGTTCTGATCCCATAACGGAAAACCGGTGTATCCGCACTCAGCTCCTCGATATTTCCAAATGCAGATGTTCTGGATGACCTGCCGGCGCGGAAGATTTACGCCAACCAGGTCAACCGATGCAGCGAGCTCAAATTCAACGACGTCTTTGTCTTCGCCGGATTTACGATCGACGTAATAAATATCCTCAGCGAATTCTGCTGTGTCGTCTGCGTTCGCGTTCACACCGCCATCGAAATTCACTGCGTCTAGGAACTTAGCCATCGTGCGCTTGCGCGTGAGTTTTGCGCCGAGAAGATCGTTGTATTGCAAAACAACCTGAGTGATCGCAGACAAAATATTTGAGACCTGAAGCTTAGGCCTTGGAAATTGGCCTTGGCCATCGAATTCAAATCCAGATGCCGAAACAGGATATCGAATGTATGTTTCGCCCTGCCAAACGATGTTTTGAGATAGGCCGTTTGTGCCGGCGTGAAAGCGAAGAACATCACCGCCAAGTGAAGTCGCGTCTAAAATGAATAGCTCAATGATCGCGCTTGGAGCGAGCTTCTGGATCTCTGAGGTAAGCGCGACAGGAAGGCTCATGGCTCAAAGACCTGCTCGAACGTTGCAGTAAGTGTATCGAATTGAGCGCTCGCAAGCGTTCGCTGCCATTGACGGCATACGACTTTGATAGCATCCGATGCCCTGGGCGGAGTCCAATCGAAGGACTCCACCCCTCCCCGAGCATCAAGAAAATCGTCGATATCATCTATTTCTGAAGTGTCGCGATTGTTGAACTGCAGATCCCATTTCTGTGGGTTCGTATTTAATCCGGTCGTTTGCCGCTGCTCATATCCGTCACCGAATTTAATTTGCGAAACAACCGGCTGCTTTGTTTTTTGCGACCCGAACTCGGCTGTCCATGTGAACGTTGGCATCCTCTCTCCTTACGACAGCAGTCCGCCAGGACGCTTCTGTTTGATAATTTCCTGAGTGACGGCGACGCTGATCAAATTACCGAGCGCCTTGCCGCGATCCGTGCTTGAGGTCGTGTCCTGTTCAGTTGAGCCGTTGTCGTTGACCGCGACATTCACTGTCACATTCATTCCTCCGCCTCCTGAACCACCTGTCATAGTGACGGGAATTGTTCTTCCGTCCGGAAGGGGAACGAATGCCTCAGGCGTAGATCCCTCGCCAAAAAGAGCCAGGTGCGGTGAGTCTGCGATCCCACCAGCCGCGTATTTTTTCAGCGGCATAGGACCATTCGCACCAACGACGTTTCCGTATGCAGATGCGGAAAATCCGATAGAGCTCAGACCAAAGACAAGAGCCTTTTTGATCGCGATATGCAGAAGCATATCCTCGATCGTGTTCGCCAGGTCCTGGAAGGAGAGTTTCCCAGTTTTGACGAAATTCACGAGAGCGTCCTCGAGCCCCTGAAATGCAGCCAGGAATAGTTTTTTGGTTTGAGCAGCGTTGTCTGCGGCTGCTCTGTAATATTCATTGAGCGCTTGCTGAGCGCCTGCTCCGAATGACGCTTTTTGGGCCTCTGCAATATCAATGTGATCTTTTTTTAGCTGGGTCAGAGCCTGGTGCTCTTTAGTATATTCAGCGATTAATGCAGTGTCGTTAGGATTGAATTTCTGGAGCTCTTTCTTAAGTTCCAGCTCGTCCTTTAAATCAATAAGTCGCTTCTGATAATCGGGACTCGTTTTGTCGACATAGTCACTATCCAGATCGTTTAGTTTCTTTTGTTCTATCTCATGCTCTTTAAGCAGATCGATCATTTCCTGTTCTTGCTTGAGCTTCGTGGTATCGACTAGCTGGTTATCGCCAGTCCTGTCTTTTGACTTTTTAGCCGCAGGAGGAGTGCCGTCCCCAAATAGAAGGCTGTGTTTTTCTAAGTCAGTCACACCCTTCAGAGCTTTATTGTAGTTATCAACTGAGCTCTTTACCCAGTCATTTCCGAGTTTATTTTCTTTAGTATAAAAATCGACAGCATACGATTTAGCGTTCGTATAAAACTGCTTTAGTTTTTCGTCGGCTTGTGCACTTTTGCCAGTGATTTTATCCCAAAGATAATCGCCAAGAAGTGACGTGTTAAGCAGTTCTTTTCCAAGTAGTTCTATAATTTCTATGACTGATTTTACTTCGAGAACTATCGTCTCGAATGCCTGCTTAATAGCTTCATAAAAAATTACAGCGGCCGCACCTGCTTGCCTGATCGTCTCGCCAATAAACTGGAAAAACGATTTTGCAGCATCCCCTAGTCCGCCTTTGGTGAGTTGAACGAATTCTTCGATCACCTCGTTTAAAGCCGGTAGAAACTGGCTAACAATGTCGACTCCAGTCTGTTTTGCAGAAACTCCAAGAAGTCCGAGAGCGTCTTCAAATTCTTTTGCTCTAGAAGTGAAATCTCCTAGTTTTAGCTGATATTTTTCAATCTCATCCCTTCCTTCGTTAAGAACAGGAATGATGTTGGCTCCAGCCTTTCCGAATAAAGCTACAGCTATTGCAGCTTTATTTGGACCGTCTTTCATCTTCTCGAATTTGTCGGCAATATCTAAAAGTAAGGTGCCTGGATCTGATTTTTTTACATCCTGCAAAGATATGCCTAGAGATTTAAATCCAGCCGCGGCTTCGACGTTTCCTGAAACAGCCTTTGCCGCAGTGACGCCGAATTTCTGAAGGCCCGTTTCTAAGCTTTCAAATGAAATTTTATTTGCTTCTGCTGCTCCCTTTAATCCCGAGAGAGCCTCAACACCAATGCCTGTTTTTTGCTTTAGATTTTCAAGTGAATCGCCAAGATCGATTATTCCGCCGACATATTCCTTGATCTTCTCAACTACAAATAGGCCGGCGAATGCACCTAACGATGCTCCGAGAAGCTCAAATGGTTTATTGATCCCTTCTACTGTTCCCTTAAGCTGGCCGAAGATGCCGGCTGTGTTTTTGGTGTTTTGAGCTATCGAATTAAGGCCTGCATTGGCCTTTGCGAATGCAGCATCTCCAGTAAACGTCGCATTGAGAGTGATGCTTGAACTGTAATTCAGAGCCACCTAATCCCCCTGCTTCTCCCTGGCTCTGCGTATAGCGTCCAGTGCGCCGCGCTCGATCAGGCGGATCTTTTCCAGCATCTTGCGCGGCTTCTTCGTCTCATAGATTCTAAACAGGAACTCTAGAGACTGATAGTTCAATCCGATTACGCCATTCACTCCGACGTTCCACTGCGTCTGTAACCTAAGAAACATTTGAAGCGCCGCCCAATTTTCGGGCCACACCTCAAATACGTCTTCCTTCTTCGTCTTTTCGATCAACTCGGCGGGTGCTCCGAAAATCTTTAGATCTTCGGCTGTATCGTCGACGACTTTTTCGCCGGCCCAGTAGGCACCCGCCTCAATCAGTTTTTTGTCTTGGCTCCGGTAAGTGAACCCATGAACGCCTTGACGATCGCCCCCGCAACCAGCGCTACATCTAAAAGGCGGTCGCGCGCGCCTTCGGAGAACGGCAGCTCCTCACCGTTATCTTCTACACCCCTCCAACCAACTAAAACCTCTTTGCAGAGATCAACGGCTGAAAACTCGCTCTCGTCTTTTCCATAGCTAGTGATCAGCTCCTTAATCCTGCTATGTGGAATTCGTTTGAATTCGGCGTCGAAGGTTTCTTTTTGAGTCTTTCCGCCTGATGTTGGTGATTCCACTGTCACAGGCCAATAATAGGTCTGTGACTGAGACAATTTGAACACGTCTTATCTCCTTATTTTTAGTTATTTCAGAGTGATCGTAAAATCGTCGTTTCCTGACACCGGATTTACGGTGAACGGGATCGAAAGCATCTGCACGCCATTCGCGTCTTGATAGTTCGGGTTTCCAATCAAAACCGACGGAGCATCAAGCTTCACTTTGTAGCCGTTGCGAGAGTCCTGAGTGATCGTCACTGCGCCAGGCGTTTGAGCCGTTGCGAGCGTGAAAAAATCCTTCGCTGTGATCGTCGGAGCTTCAAGAACGAACGTACCTGCAGGCTTGCGGTCGAGGATGCTGACCTTCTCAGACCCGATTAGCGTGATGTACTGAACATCGTTTGCGATGTTCATGTTCATGCTCTCGAGGTTTGCAGAATATCCGGCAAGCGAGAACGCAAGAGTGTTCTGCGTGTTCGAAACCTGTGGGATCATAAACCCACTAAAATCGGTGCTCGGAAGTGCAGCATCCGAAGGATCGTTATACAGACCCAAGAACGAAAACTTCAGTTTCGGGATCTGTTTAACGCCGATCGTAAGCTCGACCGTTCCGCGCGCGCCGGTGATCTTGTGGAGCGGGCCGTTGCCGCTGTCTGCGCCCACTGCGTAGTACAGCGTGACCGATTCGATGCTCGAAGAGAGCGGAGAATATGTATAAGCGGTCCGATAAACGGGCGTTCCGTCAGCCGAAGGATCATCAGCCGCGCCAGGAGCAGGATATGTGAACGTATTCGCTCCAGTTACCGTAATTGCAACGCCTGCTGCGATGTTCGCATTCGTATCCGTGAAGCCAGAAGGAATGATTTTGTCGCCAGTCGATAGGCCGTGGCTAGTTTTGGTTACAGTTACGACTTCGCTCAAAATTGCGGCCGTAACGGTAGTCGTCGTTGCCGCACCGGACATTGCGCACGCGCGGAGCAAACAGTCATAGCCAGGAATTCCGCCGATAACTCCGCCGCCAACCATTTCAACTTCGAAGTCTAACTTCGAGTATTTCTGAGCCATCAGTTGCTCGGAGTTTCCGAAGTACTGGCGGATCAGATCGCGGGAGACGAGCTCAGCTTCGACGATCGAAGGCGTGAGGTTCGTGACCAGCATCGCGTTTGCTGATCCAGTTGGAGTTGGATCAGTTCCGTAGGTTCCTTCGATTTTGGCGAGGACTACTCTTTTTCTTGTTTGAAGTGACATAAATTTATTTTCCCCCGTAAACCTATGTTAGTGCGAGTTCCGTTGTTTGATAAATAACTTTGTACTGCATTGATATAACGCCGAGCTGTTTGTCTGCATCAACAAACTGCCAATCCGTTCCGACAGGAACGAAGTCGACAACCAAACCCTGAAGCGTTGCATCGTTAGCGAGCTTACTGTGAACATCGACTGTAATCGGATCAGCTGCAGTGTCAGGTCCATCTGCGCGAACTAGAACCATGACGTGAAACGTCAATTCCCAAGTCAGCCGACCGACCGCTTCGCGAGTGCAAGACTCGCTCAAGGGCTCGATGTTCAAACACGGATGCTCTGATCTATGAAACGCGACAGCGCGCGACCTGAAAATATTGGTCGAAACCTGTGTGGTTCCGGCCAATGCACTGACTGCCGCGGCTAAAATTGTTTCGCGCTTACTCATGGAAGTTCAAGCCCCAATCTCGTAAATACGCCGTCATCGATCTTCCTGATCGTTTGGATAGAATACCCAGTCCCGTCGACTGTGATTGAATCAAACGGTTTAACCGAAGAGAAGACTGACGTTTTCACAAGCAGAGAGTAGCTCGTTGAAATTTCAAGGCCGGCGCCAATGATGGCATCCGGCATATCGAGCACTCCGAGCCCCGATGCAGATCCTGACGTGACCGTGACGCCAAAGTCAGTCAGAAACGCATCGAGGTCCTCGGTAATCATTTATCAAGCGCCGTCTTGGTATTTCTTCATACCGACAAGGCTCATACCGTAAACAAACGATTTGCTTGTTCCGGCCATCGTCGTGACTGATCGGATGTAACGCTTCACTTCATCCTTGTTCAGGCTGAGAAGTTGAAGCGAGTCATTTGTTCCGTCGACTGTCGAGAATGTCGCGCCCGAGATGTCGTTCCAGCTCGTCGAACCATCGGCCGAATCCTGGAATTTAATTGCCAACGTATTGTCCGAGTTTCCAGAGCCGTGAGCTGCGTTCAGGATGATGCCAATTTCTCCAGAATAGCCGGCAAGATCGATCGCTGTGCCGTTCGTGGTCGCTGAGGTATCCACCGCAGCAACACGGATAATTTTACCGACTAGCTGGTCGCCTAAATTTGCAGGAATCATTTTTTCCCCTTTTCTTTTTGCGCCGGAAGTTCGGCCGCAGCGGCGGGGTTTTGTTTTGGTTCTTTGTAGCCGTCGATGTAGCCGCCGCACATCATCGGACCGTATTGCGCTTCTTCGATTTCGAAGACGTCGCCCTTTTTCAAATCTTTTCCGTCCCGCTTCATTGGGAATCGGGCTTTAACTTTCATTTTCGCCATAACGTTGAATTCGAGGGAGTGAGCTTTTAACTCACTCCCTCGCCTTTCAATTAGCTCAAGTTCGAACCAAGGATGAACGATTCAGCGTGGCGAACTGCGACGTCGCAGTCTTGGAGAGCCACGATACGAACCGTGCCGGAGGTCGATCCGGTGTACGGATCAACGAGCAGGTCCAGGCCGGACCAGAAGCCGATCATCAGATCGCTCCAGTTACCGAACCAGTAGTGCTCTTTGCCGCTCGATACTTTCGAAACCTGTGCGGAAACGAGAGCGTCATAGCCGTTGACTTGGTTGTCTTTGAACACCGGGATTTCGCCGTAGGTCGCGTTCGTGAACACGCCCTTCAGCACTCCGCGGCCGTTCGGGTTCAAGAGATACTTCAATGCGCCTTCGAGTGCGTTCGAAGTAGCAACCGTGCTTTCGAGCGAAACGATTTCGGCATACGTCGGAGCGTCTGCTGCGAAGTCTTTCGTCACTGCGCCGGCAATGTTCTGCAAACCAGTCGGTTGGTTCGAAGAACCCGAGCCGTAGAGGCCTGCGCGGTCGATTTCGAGAGCGATGATCGTCGACAGATCGTTGCGGATGAACGCTTCGATGTCGATCGAGCTTTGGAGCAGCAAACGACGGCTGTAGTCAGTGAAAGCGCCCACAGTGTGCGGGCTCATGGTCACTTGACCGATCGTCTGAGCGCCTTCGGTCGGAGAACCCGATTCAGCAACCCAGTAAGCAGTCGCAGCACCCGTTTGTTTCGGGATCGCGATGTTGCCAACGAGGCCGTTCAGGACCGTTGCACCGGCTTGGTTCAAGACCGACTTATTGCGGAGCAAGTCGATGAACGAGCTCGCGAGCAAGTCGGTAGAAACCACATTGCCGCCAGCGGTCGAAGTGCCAACCGTCATGTCGCGTTTTTCCATCAATGGCTGACGGAGAACATCGGCAGGAACGAGATAGCCGCGAACGTTTTTCTTGCCAGTAGCTTTGATTGCAGCTTCGGCGCATTCACGTTCGAACTTGGCATCTTCCTGAGCCTGGCGATCGTTCGGAAGCATCATGGCGCGCATGGCTTTAACGAACGAATACGAGCGCTTTTCTTTGTTCGACAGACCGATTTCGCCTTCGTTGCCAGAAACGGGTTCTTGACGAACGCCGAGCTGTTCCAAGAAAGCCGTACGGGCTTCTTCAACGCTCTTGCCACCGTCGATCAACTGACGGGCGAGGTCTTGTTTCTTGAATTTCTCACCGAGCGTGTTAATCGCAGCGGCGCGAGCGCGTTCTTCAGCCTGCGCTTCAGTTCTCAATTTTGCCACGTCCACTTTCGGAGCGGCTTCGACAGCCGGAGCCGTCTCATGCTGTTTTTCCATATTTCGTTTTTCCCCTTTCAAAGGATTGATTATTTTCACTTCTTGTTCATCGTCGCTATCCGTTCGCCCAATTCCCACATTTTTGTAATCGGCAGGAACAGAGACGATGGAAACTTCGAATGGCTGCCATTTGGTAGCCAAATATTCAGGCTCAGATTCCGACTTTGGATTCATGAGCTTCATTTCTTGAATTTGATATCCGAAGGACACATTCTTCAGTCCTTCCTGCATTTGCTTCTTTTTTTCTTGAGCAAACGGAGTGGTGAAGAATTTCGCCTTCGCAAAAAGACGCTTTCCACGAAGATCGCCTGCTTCGATCATTCCGATCGGCTGGTCCGGATCGTGGTTCCACAGGAGCGGAGCAGCGCCGGTCTGGACACGGCTCATGTCCATTGCGCCTTGATCGTGGCTCAAGACTTCTTTGCCAAACCAACGCTCGACTGGCTCTTCGCTCGAAAAGGGAAACTCGACCGTGTCATCTTCACCGATCGCAAGTTCGTCCGCGCGGAATGCGCGGAATTGCTTTTTGAGTTTCATAGACTCCAATTAAATCATGAGCGCAAAAATCGCGCTGTAAAAAAAATTGAAGCCGCGTGATTTTCAATGACTCACTGCGTCGTTTTCGCAGTGTCACTCGCATTCGTATCCGCAGGTGCGTCACCGAACTGTGCTCCGGTGTCAGACGGCTGCTCGATGCCCTTCGTATTTGTCTGAGCAGGATTCGAATCGAAAACCAAATCGTATTCGTCGGCGAGATCAACTTCCTGTGCTCGCTGAGTCATAAGTTCTTCGATGTCTCCGCCAGATTGAGAAACCACGTCCGACATTGTCATGAAGCCGTTTCGAACTGCGGCCTGGTAAGCTGCGACTTCCTTCGCTGGATCAACCCAGCTCCATCCGCGAGGCATCCATTTCACGTTTCGGTAGAGCTCTGGAGCGGTCTCGTAATTTTTAAGCGACAGGTCTCCAGATAAAACTGCCATATCTAGAAACTTTTCGAAAACAGCTTGATGAAAGTGAGAAATCATCCACCACTGAATAGATCTCCAATTGTCCCGGTCTTCAAGTAGAGCCAAGCGGCTAGAAGTGTAATTAGACTGAGAATAGTCGCGAGAAATAGTTTCATAGCTTGCGCCGATCCCAGCGGCGATACCACGAAGCATTGTCTGAATGAACGGAGTGAACTGACCGCCAGGTCTGGTCGGGTTCATAGGGACAAATTTCTCGCCTGGCCCAAGTCCACGAATTTTACCTGGCTCAAATTCTTCTACTTGCTGACCGTCCCGTACGTCATCGCCTTGCAGCTCGCCTTCAGGTGTCTCGATGAAACCCATCTGGCATGCTGTAGCTCTAGCTGCGATTACTTCAGCCTCTTCGTATCCCTGCATTTGTCGCAAGCGCATCATTGCTGATGCGACAGCTGGAATTCCGCGCGACTGGCCAGGTCGTTCGGTCGGAAAAAGATGGATGATATCTTCAGCCGGAACGCGAATTCTTCGACCTGGGGGCTGAGGCTCGATAGGCATAACGCCGTAATCACCGGGATGCCTTGGAAGAAAATAATACGCAGTAGGCCTGCCCCATTTGTTTTGAGCGACACCCATTCGCACTACATCGCCGTACTCATCGACTGCATTGTAGTTATCGTCGAGAAGATCAGACTCGATAACCTCAAGCGCGAGAGGCGTCTTCGAAGATCCCATTGATTGATAAACGAAGCGAACCAAAACCTCTCCGCTCTCAACCACTGACCGGATAACAAGGCGCTCAATTTCACTGAAGCAAAGCTTTCCGCGCGTATCGCAATTCTCCGCGCGACACCATTCGTTCCATTTCGCTTCGATTAACGAGTTCGTCACATCGTCAAGCTTAGGAGTCTTGCCGCCCTTCCCTCGCTGCATGCGAACCTGCGCTTGGAAAGGAATTCCCTGGCCTACGACGTTGTTCTGAACGGCCCTAAAAAATTGGCGGACATATTCGTTATCTCGGCCCAGCTGACGAGACCTATAACGAAGCCTAGGCAGTGATGCCTTAACCTCTGAGTCTTGTGATGATCCTTGCGCAACCCAGTCGTCTACAAGACGGTCGTAGCGTGCTCCGGCGTAAAGACGTTTTCCTGTTTTTCGTTTCTTCTTAAATGGCCACATATTTTATCGGAACCTCACGTAAACGGATCTCGGATCGCCAAGCCCGTTTGCAATTTTTTCTGCCGCGTTCTCGCGTGCGACTTCAGCCTTAAGGCGATCACGCCAAACAATAAGCGACGCGAGATCTGCTTTTCGCATCGTTCGAGTACCAATCGTGTATTCCTGTACGCCGCTCGTAGAGAGCGAACGAATTGCAGCCTCTACTGCTTCCAGATCTTGTTTCGCCTGGCTCTTTCCGGAAATTGCATCGCCAGCTGCAGGAAGGACCGTTAATACACCACGACCTAGAGTAATCCGCTCAGATCCGCTTTCGACGTATGCCTGCCAGTAGTAATCTCCGGCAGTGACTGCGGATTGAGCTTTTGAAATGGTTGTCGACCATCCGGATCCATCAGTGCTCGCGGTGAGAGTGACAGCGGTTGCGAACGAAATGACGTATTTGAGTGTCCAGGTCGAGTCGATCGTGTTTCCGAGATTATCGACGGTCGGATCATCCTTCCATGTGGCGGAATCACCGGCAAAAATTTGGCTCGGAATTTTCATTAATTAAGGCCCCCGTAACTGAAATTAAGCGCAGTTATGGAGCTAGAAACCAGAAACAAAGCCTCCATTACGCCTTTTAACAATCTTACGTGCGGCTAGCTGTTTTTTCAAAGGCGTTTCATCTTCGGGCTTTGATTTTTCGGGAGCATCGATGAGCTCCGGTGATTGTTGATTAGTGTTGTCAGGGGTTCCGGCGCCACCCGGCGCCGGCCTGGCGCTCACGCCGAGCTTCTTCTCAAACTGATCCCAGATCGACGCGCGAGAGTAACGCATGTAGAGCCATTGCATCGCGGCGTAAGCGTACACAGCACAGTCGAGCGCTTCGTTTCGTTTGCCGGCAGGTAGATGCCATTCCCAAACAGAAAACCCTTTCACCAGGCGCGGCTTCTTTTTCTCGGAGGTGATCTGTTCGAAAAAATCCTCTGAGAGCGCCGCATGGAAATGCACGAACCCCGGACCTGGCTTATCGATCTTGAACCGATTGTACAGCGTCGACTTTGCCGTGTCGGTTCCTACCATGTACAGCTCAGCACTATTCTTAAGCACTTGGCCTCGGAAGTTTACGTCGACCTTGTTTGGCTTACTGATAACCGTTCGGCCCTTCACCGAAGATCCCTTCAAGGCAATGAACCGAGTCTTCGCATTTCCTCTTCGCGAGCGAATGTACTGATAGATAGTTTGAGTGTGGTGACCGCCTGTGTCGAAACCAGCAACCGAAACATTAAGTTCTCCTCCAAGAACGTGCCGGTATTTCCTGAGCAGAACGTCGTCGACCTGCTTATAGATATCCATCTGCTCTGGATCGCCATAGATCACCGAGTGCTGAACGAGCCAGCTCTCCTCTCCACGTCCGTAGCCGTAGATTGAAATTTCAATGCGATCGTCTTGAACGTCGACGCCGGCAGTAAGCACAAGCGCGCCTGCAGGCACTACGCCTGGCTCGTAAGTCTCAGCCCTAGCTCTAAGGCCTTCGGCGCCGACCTTCGCAGCAAACTTGTCTTCCCAAGTCTCGCCGAGGATTGAGTTCACGAATGCCTTGAGTAACGCGGCATCGCCCTGGCGCTGTTTTTCGACAGCCTCTAAAAACTCCTTTACGCAATCGACCCACGATTTCCATCCGACTGGAGAATACAACGCGCTGATATGATATCCGCGGACTGCTTCGTCTACTCCCTGAGCCGTGGCATACCATTGGCCATGCTCCAGCATCTTCGTCTTGTGATATTCATCGATCATCTCATGACATTGCTCGCACTGATACTTTGCGGTTTTTGGATCGTCGTTATCCCATTTCATCTGCGCCCACTTCAGGTACTGCATCGCACCACAGTGAGGACACGGAACGAAATATCGCCGCTGGTCGGTCCTGAGATACTCAAATTCAATTCTGCAGCTTTCTTTTTCCTTCGGTGTTGAGTTCAGAAACACCTTTTTGCGCACGCCGAATGTTTGTGTTCGTTTTTCAGCTAGCGAAACCGGATCACCCTCGCCATCAGCGTCTGGTTCGTAACCTGAGATCTCATCGCAGAATAAATATTTAACAGGCATCTGGCGGAGCGACACGCCGGAGTTCGATCCGGCCATAACGATCACCCCACCGCGAAATTCTTTAAGCAAAATACTATTTCCCGAGTCGCGCGTTCTGGATGGGGCAATCAACGCCCTGAGCTCTGGCGTCTCATCAATCATGGGAGCCACGCGTTGCTTTGAAAATCGCTCTGCCAATTCAATCGTGGGCTGCACGATCATCATAGGCGCCGGATACATATGGATCACGCAGCCAAGCCAGTTGAGACCGAGCTCAGTCCCGCCTACCTGAGAAGATTTCATGAAAACCACACGCTGCACAGGAGAGTGTGGCGACAGGCAGTCCATGATCTCTTTCAGAAACGGAGTTCGTGCTGTTCTATACCTGCCAGGCTCCGCCGCGCCTTTAGATGGAAGGACGCGATGCTTATCGGCCCAATCAGAAATCGTGTAATGCGGATCTGGTCTTAGGCCTTCGCCGAACGACCTGGCGTAGGCGTTCACGCTTCAGCCTCTTCGCCGACCTCAGGTGTGTGGCCTACGATTTCGGCGCTCAAGTTATCAAGCGCATGGCGGATTTCGGCATCGAGCCGAGTGTGGACTTTAAATGGATCGGTCTCGCCGGCCAGCTCCGGCGAGACCTTTGCTGGTATCGCGAGCATAGCATCCCGCACAGCTCTCGACACTTTGACGGCCTGACGCTTCACTTCTTCTGCGTCTAACCACCGGCCTGATTTT